TCGGACGTAACTTGTACGCGTACTGCGGTGCTTGCCTACGTCAATGCCGTCATTGACGGCCGTACGCCGGCCGGACGTTGGGTCTACGCCGCGGCGCAGCGCTTCCGGCGCGACCTGGAGCGCGCCGACCTGGTGATGTCGTGGCCTGACGTCGAGCGCGTCGCCGAACACTTCCGCTCGCTCAACCTGGTCGGCGAAGATTCCGGCAAGCCCTTCGAGCTGCACCCGTGGCAACTGTGGGTACTTGCCAACATCGTCGGTTGGCGTCTACCCGACGGCCGTCGGCGTTGCCGACTCGCGATGGTGCAGGTTGCCCGCGGCAACGGCAAGACCACGCTGATGGCCGGGCTTGCGCTTTTTGACCTTCTCGCGGGCGAGGGCCGCCGCGTGCACGTCATCGCCAACAACGAAGAGCAGGCAGAAATCTGCCTGGACACCGCCCGCACCATGGCGCAGCGCCTCGGTGACCCCACGCTGATCGCCCGAGCACATGCCGTGCTGCGCCTTGAGCAGGATTGTCAAATGACCGCACTGCCAGCGCTTGAGCGATCGCTTGACGGCTTGAATCCATCGCTTTGGATCGCTGATGAGGCGGCCGAGTTCAAGGGCCGGTTCTTGACCAAGTTGTTAACCACCGGCGCCAAGCGCCGCGAATCCACCGGCGTAATCATCACCACCCCCGGCAGCAACCCCGAGAACCACTACGCCGAACTCGTCAAACAGGGCGAAGCAATCCTGTCCGGCGAACTTGACGATGACACGGTGTTGCCGATGCTGTACGGGCTCGATCCCACCGACCCGCTCGAGGATGAGTCAACGTGGGTGAAGGCTAACCCTGGCCTCGAGCACGGCCAACCCGACCTTGTGAGCCTGAAGCGATCGTGGAACACGATGAAGCGCAGCGCGATGGGGCGCGGCGAATTTGCCAGGTACCACGCCGCTAGGTGTGACGAGAACACGGGCGGCTGGCTTGATATGTCGCTGTGGCCGGGCGGGCAGCGCATTGACTGGGAAGCGCTGAAAGGAAAGCCCGCGTGGGTGGGCCTCGATCTTTCCAAGTCGCTCGATATGACGGCTATGGTTGTGGCAGTGCCGCTTGACAATGGCCGCGTGGCGCTGCGCGGTCACTACTGGTGGCCTCGGGCCGACGTCGCGCAGCGTGAACTGGACTACCGCTACCCGATCCGCGCGTGGGCTTCCGATGGCAAGATCACGCTCACGCCAGGGCGCGAGATTGATTACGACTCGGTGCGGGCGCAAATCCTCGCCCTGCGCGACGAGTTTGACGTTAAGGCCGTCGGCTACGACGCGTGGGGCTCGAAGTACTTGGCCGAACAACTGCAAGCCGACGGCGTGCCGCTCGTGGTGTACCGGATGGGCATCGCCACCTTCGGGCCCGGATGCAACCTATTCCAAAACCTATGGGCGGGCTCGCGCCTAGTGATCGGTGATGATCCAATCTTGCGCCGCGCGTGTGCCGATGCGCACGCCAAGCGCGATCAGAACGGAAACATCCGGCCGATTAAGTCGCGGGAATTTTGCGCGATTGATCCGCTCGTGGCGTCCATTATTGCCGCGCACGTGTGGGGCGGCGCGAAGCGCAGCGTGTACGACGAGGAAGCCGAAGAATATTTCAAACAATAGCGTTTAGGTGCAATCCCGCGCGATCGCAGCCCACCAAATACGCACATGCTGCGTGGACTGTTGCAACGATGGCTCGGCCACTGGGGAACGCACGGCGTTCTCCTTCCCACGAGTTTCGACTCGGTGGGTATGCCCACGATCACGCCAGGCACGGCACTCGCGTATACGCCCGTTTACCGCGCGGCATCGCTCATCGCCAACGACGTGGCACGTGTGCCGCTCGACGTGAGCGAGCGCACTGCAAACGCGTTGTTGCAGCAACCGAACCGCTGGCAGAATGGATTTGAGTTTCGCCGTTCGCTCACGATGCAAGCGCTGCTATACGGCAACGCGTTTGCCGTGATCAACCGCACGCTCGGTGGCGAGTTGCTTGAGTTGTTGCCGCTCGACATCGAAAGCGTGTCGCTTGATCTCACGAAGCCTGAGCCGATCTACAAAACGCGGCTGTACGGTGACGTGCCGATGTCCTCGATGCTTCACCTGCGAGCCATCGGGCTTGACGGGTTGTGGGGAGAGTCGCCAGTGCGACTTTGCCGCACGTCGTTAAGTGTTCTTGCTTCGCAAGAGCAAGCGCAACTGGAAGTGATGAAGAACGCAGGCAATCCCAAAATTGCCATCGTGTCGCCCGGGCCGATGGGCGCGCCTGCGCGCCAAATGGTGCTCGAGGACTACATGAAGCACCACGCGGGCGCCGCCAACGCGGGCAAGCCACTGGTGCTTTCTGAGGGTATGAAAGTCGAGCGTATTAGCAGCACGCTTGACGATTCAGGTATCGCGAATGCGCGGCGCTATAGCATCGAAGACGTATCACGTATTTACGGTGTTCCTGCTGCATATTTGAGCGAGCAAAGCGGAATGAGCGGCGCGTACGGCACGATGGAATGGACATCACGTCGTTACGTAGACTCTTGCCTAGCTCACTGGTTTGCGTCGTGGTCTTCTGAAATCGTGGCGAAACTTGCGCCGTTTGGCACGGCATCGTTTGACGCAGACAGCATTTCACAACCACCGCTCGCCGAACAATTCGCAGCGCTCCGCACTGGTGTCGAATCGGGAATCATCACGCGCAACGAAGCGCGTGATTGGCTGAACCTCGCTCCGCTCGACGGGCTCGACGAGCCCATCATCGCGAAGAACATGGGCACGGGTGGCGGTCAAACCAACATCGGCGAAGACACAAGCGCAGGGGATATCAATGACTTCGCTTGAACGTCGCAGCGTCACCATCGGTGCACCAGCGGGCCGCACGCTGTCGGGCCTCGCGATTCCATACGGCAAGTGGTCGCGTGAGATCTCCGAGCCGTTCAACCCGCAGTTCCGTGAGCGAATCACCCGCGGCGCATTCGGCGACCTGGCGGGCGCTGACATCAAACTGCTCTTCAACCACAACGCGAGCGCGTTGCTCGCTCGCACGCGCAGCGGCACGCTCACGCTCAACGACACTGCGAGCGGACTGCGCTTTACCGCGGATCTCGCCGAGACAAGCGTCGGAAACGACGTGCGTGCGATGCTCGAGCGCGGCGACTTGAGCGGCGAAATGTCGTTTGGTTTCTACGTCGATCGCGACGAGTGGAACCCGCGACGCACTGAACGCACTGTCACTGCCGCGCGGCTCGTCGAGCTCAGCGTAGTGGTTGACGCTGCCTACGGCGACAAGACCTCATCGAGCCTGCGGAGTGTTTCCGCGGCTGCCATTGAAGCCGCGGCGCTGCGGCTCGAGATTCACAAGCACAGGATGCACCATGTCTGACGAACTGAACACGATTGAGAACACCGTTCACGAGTACCGTAAGACCCTCGAAGGCTTCGCCGCGCGCACTGGCGCGAAAACCCATCACGTTGAGATCCGCGGCAGCGGCGAAGAGCGCGAGAAGATCGCGCGCATCGATGCCGACCTTGACACCGTCGAGCGTGCAGCAAACGACCGTGCAGCACTTCGCGCAGCGCAAGAGCGCTTGAAGGCACTTGAGGAAGAGCGAGCACAGCCGCAGTTCAGCGCACGCGCGCCGAAGGTTGCCGACGTCAAGCACGATCTCTCGAGCCCTGAATACGCCAAGCGTTGGCTCTCCGCCGTCGCGCGTGGCGACCAAGCCGAAATGCGTGCGCTCTCAACGGGCACCACTGGCGCCGGCATTCCGACCGATCTCGAGCGCCGCATTGTCGAGCGCATGTACATGGCGAACGTTCTGCGCACGATGTCGCCTGTGACCTCGATCGACTCGAAGCGCACGATCACCGTTGAAGGCAACTTGCCAGCGACGAACCTCGTTGCCGAAGCTGGAGCGATCACTCCGGCCGATCCGTCTTTCGGCACTGCGATTAGCGTGGTGCCGTACAAGTACGTCTGCGCAACTCAGATGTCCCAAGAGTTCATCGAGGACGCGATCGGCCAAGGTGGCATCGGCAGTGGACTCGATTGGGTTGCGTCGCGCATCGGTCTCTCGATGGGCTTGAAAATGGAAGAGGCGTACACCATCGGAAGTGGATCGAGCCAGCCTGAAGGTGTGGCGGGCTCTTCGATGAACACCAAGTTGGTCGCGTTGTCTCAAGTGAACGACCAAGGCGGAACCGCGATCACCGCGTTCACCGACGCCGACAAGGTGATTGATACCGTGCACCTCGTGCCACCTCAGTACCGCAACTCGCCGCGTTTCCAGTGGCTGTTGTCTGACACCATGCTCCGCCAGATCCGCAAGATGAAGGTGAACACGACCGATTACATTTGGAAGGTGAGCGAGACCGCGGGTCTCTCGGGTGGCGTGCCCGGCACCATCTACGCCGTGCCGTACCGCGTCGGTCAATACGTGCCGACCACACAGACGAACAACCTCGTTTGGGCTGTTGTCGGCGACTTCAACTACTTCGAGATTTTCGACCGCACCGGCATGACGTCGCTCGTCGATCCGTACTCGGCGGCAAGCACGCACCAGGTCACTCTCTACACCTACGCGCGCACTGATTCCAAGATCATGCTCGCGAACGCGTTCGCTGCGATTACCTGCTGATTTCAGCAGTTCACGAAGCGCTTTTTCTTACCTCGCTCGCGTTGGGGGGAAACCCCCAGCGCGGGTTTCATGGCTGCGACACCCATACCAATCGACATTCTTAAGACGCGTTTGCGCATTGACGTAGACGCCGACGATGTCATTCTCACGACGCTATGTATCGCAGCCGGCGAAGTGATCGAGCGCGAAACTGGCGTCTCGCTTGCGAGCGAAACGCGCACCGCGAAACTCGACAAGTGGCGTCGCTTTGTGCTGCCAGTTCAGCCCGTGGCGTCGGTCACGTCGGTGACGTACTACAACGGCAACAACGTGCTCACGACGATGCCAACGGCAGATTGGTACGTCGACGACACCGACAGTCTGACGGCGTTGCAGTTCAAGGAAACGCCCGAGATATACGAAGGCACCTACCCGACCGTGACCTACGTCGGCGGCTATGCGCAAGTGCCGCACGCGTTGCAGCAAGCAATCGTCGGTCTCGTGGGCGCGTGGTACGCCAACCCCGATGCAACCTCGGTGGCGTCGCTCGCGGAAGTGCCATTGTCTCTTAAGTACATCTTGAACGCGTACAGCGCGCGTGGGGCGCTTCGATGATCGGCAGCGGCCGACTTCGCTTCCCCGCATCGGTGCTGCAACCGAGCGCAACAACCGACGATCTCGGCCAGCGCAACGGCACGTTTAACGATCTCACTGCGGCAGCGCCTGGGAACCCTCCGTTGTGGGTGGATCTCCGCACCGACTCGGCAGCCGAGCAACAGTACGCGGACGGCGTCGCAACGGTGAGGCGTGCCGAGATTCGATGCCGTTGGAACTCGCTGCAAAAGTGGGGCATCGACGAAACGTTCCGTCTCGTTGTGCGCGGCCGCACGTTCCGTATTGCTGGCATCACCAACCTTGATGAACGCGACATGGTCGCCGTGATCGAAGCCGAGGAGGTTGTATGAGCCTCGAAGCAGCCATCCGCAACATGCTCGACAACACGCCGCAACTCGCCGCGTATCCGATCACGCACGGGTATAGGCCACAACTGAGCACGTTGCCGGCGATCACGTACGAAGTGACCAGCAACGAGCGCAGCGCCGTAGCGCTCTACTGGCAAGCCGTCGTCGACGTTCGCGTGATCGCGACGACGACTGACGCGGCGCTCGATATTGCGGCGTTCGTTCCGAGCGCGTGCGATACAGGCACGTACAACGGGCTTGAATTCACCGCGGTGATGTTCGACGGCTACACCATTGACGCGGCCAGCGTCGGCGAAGGCGACGAACAGCAACCCGCCGAAGTCTCGAACACGATCACAATTCATTACAAGGAATAACCCATGGCAGCACTCTCGTCGGCGCTTGCGCGTTTCAGTTGGGCCGGAACCGAAGTAAACGGGCTCGGCACTGTGTCGATTCAATACGATCAGACAATGATCGACACGACCGACATTGCAACGGGCCCGCGCACGTACATCGTCGGAAATCGTGGATGCACCGCGACTATTGACATGTTCTACGATCAGGGCAGTACCGCTATGGCTGCCATCGAAACCGCGATCAACAGCGGAAGCGGAAGCGCAACGGCACTGATTACGCTTTCCACTGGCATGACCTACAGCGGGCAAGCGTTCGTTCAGTCGTTCAGCGCAACGGCATCGACCAACGAAGTCATCCGCGCAAACTTCACCATCCAGTACTCGGGTACGATCACCATCGCATGAGCATTCGAGACGCACTCACTCTCAAAAACTGGAACGGCACGCTCCCGAACGGCGTTGCCGTCGAGCTGCGCCGACCGTCGGCGCTCGATCTCATCGAAGCGCTCGACGTCTCAACCAAGACACCCGAGCGACTTTCCGCCTGGATGGTTGCTCGGCATCTCGTCGAGAACGGCGCACCAGTGTTTGCGAGCGTGGACGAAGCGCTCAACGCTGACGCGTTCACGGTGCAGAAGATTTCAGCGCTGGTGGAGCGGCTCTACGCCGAAGGCCGGGACTAAGTGACGCCGCACGCAAGGTGCTACGTGTGGCGTTCTCACTGACGAGCACCGATCTCGCTACGTTGAGCGTTGCAGCGCTCAATGTGGAAATGGATGTTCCCGATTGGGACGGCATAAAACGTGAACTTGACCGACGCAAAGCGGGCGGGCTTCCGAGTCCAGTTCCGACCGTCCCAACACGATTTGGAGCGGATCGCAGCGATTGCGTCGGAACTTCCCAAGAAGATGCGCGTGAAGATCGTGCGCAAGGGCTTGCGCAACTGGGGCGAAGCCGTCAAGCGCACGATGAAAAGTCTGGCGCTTCCGAAGGCGAAGCGCACCAAGCGAGATATCGCCATCAAGACCAAGACCTACCGCAAGGGAAGGATTTGGGCCGGCGTCGGAGTCCGCAAGGATGGCAACCGCGTCGGTAAGCGCTCGCACCTCTACGATGGCGGTTGGCGTCCATTCAAGAAGGGATTGGTCCGATTGTCCGATGGCGTGGTTGGGCCGAAGCCTCCGCCGAAACTCGTGCGCAAGTGGAAGGGCAACAAAGCCGCGCGCATCGTGCCATTCTCACAGGATCGCGGTTGGCGCAAGGGCATCAAGCGCAGAGAGTCGGCGCTGGGCGCTCGCATTTACCGACGTCAATACATAACGCGCGCAGCGCAACGGCATCAACCGCGGGTCGTCGAGTTCATCAGCGACGCCGTGCAAACCGCGATCATGGAGATGGCCCGTGCCTAGTCTGCCCAAAATTCACGTTCCAGTTGTTGTTTCGACCGAAGGCGTAGACGCTGGGCTCAAGCAAGCCGAAGCCAAGATGCGTGCGTCGGCCAAGCGAATGGAGCGCGTAAGCGCGAAGCCGAGCGCAGCGCAAGGCGTGCTCAAAGCGGGCGCACAGTCCGCGCTCTCGCTCGGTGGCTTCGGTGCGATCGGCGGCGCCGCGGGCGCAGCCGGCACGGCTGGCATCGCGATCGCCGGCGCGTTGTCGCCGCTGATCGTGGCCGGGCAAATCATGGAGACCATGAACAACGCCACGAAGGGCGCGAGCGAAGCGCTCGCAAATTTCAAGACAACTGGCGAGCAAAGCGTTGCTGCGAATAGCGTGTTGCTCGAACGGCTTGCGATCATGGAAAAGCAAGTTGCGAGCACGAAGGGGAAGGGATTCATGGCTGGCTT